TGGAACTCCTTTAACAGGTGCAAACAGTGCTGCAAATATTGCTGCTGGTTCATGGGGACAGGTTACTCAGGGTGTAAGTTTTGTAGGTACAGGTAAGTCTACATTCTCATTAGAGGGTGGAAAAGATTACGGTGGTACATTTACTGCACCAACATATCCTACAACTCTTGGAGATATCATTTCTGGATATAATCAGTTTACAAATATCAGAGAGTATCCAGTTAATTACCTCATCATGGGGCCTGGAATGGGAAGTAGAGAAGAAACAGTTGGTAAAGCTAACAAGTTAATTTCTATTGCATCAGACAGAAAAGATTGTATTGCAGTTGTTGGCCCATCTAAATCAGATGTATTAAGTGGTAGTGGTGTTGCTCCTGTTCCTTTAGTGAACAGTGACACTCAAACAACAAATATCTTAGCAACTTGTAATCAATTCACATCATCATCTTATGCTGTAATTGATTCTGGATATAAGTATATCTTTGATCGTTTCAATAATAAGTTCCGTTATATACCAACCAACTCCGACGTTGCTGGTATGATGGCAAGAACATCTCAAAATTCATTCCCTTGGTGGTCTCACCAGCTGGTGCAGATCGTGGTGTTGTAAATAATGCAGTTAAACTCGCATACAACCCATCACAAGCACAGAGAGATCTACTATATACTAAGAGAATTAACCCAGTTGTTGCTTTCCCTGGCCCAAGGAATAATCCTCTTTGGTGATAAAACTGCACTGGCATATACATCTGCCTTTGATAGAATCAACGTTCGTCGTTTATTCTTAAATGTAGAAACTGCAATTGAAAGAGCTGCAAGAGCACAACTCTTTGAATTTAATGATGATATTACAAGAGCAAACTTTGTTAATATCGTTGAACCCTTCCTTCGTGATGTTCAAGCGAAGAGAGGTATCACAGACTTCTTAGTAGTTTGTGATGAGTCAAATAATACCGCTGATATTATTGACGCAAATGAATTCCGTGCTGATATCTTTATCAAACCAGCACGTTCGATCAACTTCATCGGACTAACATTTGTTGCAACACGCACAGGTATTAGTTTTGAAGAGGTAGTCGGCACAGTCTAACCACCATCTAATTATCACAGGAGAGAAAAAAAATGCCTCAGCAAATCCCAAATAAAGGGGCTAATGCGAGAACCCTAGATACGTTTAAAAGTAAACTACTAGGTGGTGGTGTTCGCCCTAATTTTTTCGAGGTTGAGATTAATTTCCCAGGCACTCGCAATTGACCAAAACGATGTTTCAGATAAAATACGTTTCCTAGTAAAAGGTGCTAACTTACCTGCATCTATTATTACTCCAATCTCTATTCCATTTAGAGGAAGAGAATTGAAAATAGCAGGGGAGAGAAGTTTTGATACTTGGACAGTAACAGTCATCAATGATAATAACTTTACTATCAGAGATGCAATGGAAAAGTGGATGAATCTAATTAATAAAACATCTGATAATGCTGGAGAGGTCGATCCTACAGTGTATCAACAAGAAGCATACGTCTATCAATTAGCTAGAGCTCCAATTGTTGGCCCAACAAACGCACCAGCAGGGTCTGCAGATAATATTCCTATTTTGAGATCTTATCATTTCCACGGTGTGTTCCCAACTAATGTTTCTAGCATAGACCTTTCTTATGATAGTAACAACGTTATCGAAGAATTTTCAACAGAATTTCAAGTTCAGTGGTGGGAAGCTCTTGACGAAAATAACAACGTTGTCGTAGGCTGATAAATAAACCATAAGGTTAATTATAAAAAATGGCTAAATTATTCGGTTTCTCCATTGAGGGGGCTGACGATAATAATCTGCCACAGGGTGCGGTATCTCCTGTTCCGCAAAATGAGGCAGACAAATCCGACTACTATGTTAGTAGTGGGTTTTATGGTCAGTACGTTGATATTGAAGGTGTATTCAGAAATGAATATGATTTAATCAAAAGATACAGAGAGATGTCACTTCATCCAGAATGTGACGAAGCAATAGAAGACATAGTAAATGAAGCCATAGTTTCAGATCTACATGATAGTCCTGTAGAAATAGATTTAAGTAACTTATCAGTTGGTGACAATATTAAAAAAACCATCCGAGATGAGTTTAAGTATATAAAAGACCTATTAGATTTTGATTCAAAATCACATGAGATATTCCGTAATTGGTATATTGATGGTAGATTATACTATCATAAGGTAATTGATCTTGATAATCCAAGAGATGGAATACAAGAATTAAGATATATTGATGCACTTAAGGTAAAATATGTGCGTCAAATGAAGAAGAAGGATATAAACACACCTAGTTTAATAACACCTCAGGATAAAAAACTTGCAATTACTCCAGAATTGGATGAGTATTTTGAATACAATCCTACTGGTGGAGCTACTAAGAACTACACACCAACTAATGGTGTTCAAGGATCAATCAAAATTGCAAAAGATGCTGTTACATATTGCACATCTGGTCTAGTAGATCGAAATAAACACATCACCTTGTCATGGTTACATAAGGGAATAAAGGCCTTAAATCAACTCAGAATGATTGAGGATTCACTAGTCATCTATCGTATGTCTCGTGCTCCAGAAAGAAGAATATTCTATATCGATGTTGGTAATCTACCTAAAGTAAAGGCAGAACAATATCTTCGTGAAGTTATGAATCGTTATAGATCTAAGTTGGTCTATGATGCCAATACTGGTGAGGTTCGTGACGACAAGAAATTCATGTCTATGTTGGAGGATTTCTGGCTACCAAGAAGAGAAGGTGGTAGAGGTACGGAAATTACTACATTGCCTGGTGGTCAAAACCTTGGAGAGATAACAGATATTAACTATTTCCAGAAAAAACTCTACAAAGCTTTAGGGGTTCCCGAAACTCGTATAGGTGGAGAAGGTGGATTTAATTTAGGAAGATCATCTGAAATCTTAAGAGATGAACTTAGATTTAATAAGTTTGTAGGAAGATTGAGAAAGAGATTCTCTAATATGTTCCTTGACATGTTGAAGACACAATTACTTCTTAAGAATGTAATTACTGTGGATGATTGGGCGGGTATGTCTGAACATATTCAGTTTGATTATATCTACGATAATCATTTTGCTGAACTTAAGAGACAGTGAATTATTCCAAGAGAGAATGGCAAACCTATCACAAGCAGAGCCATATATTGGTAAATACTTCTCTCAGGATTATCTAAGAAGAGAAATATTACGTCAGACTGATGATGAGATTGTAGAACAGGATAAGTTAATTGCTGCAGAAATAGAAGCAGGACTATATGTTGACCCTGTTGCAATGCAACAATTAGAAGTTACATCTGCTGCAACAGACATTGCCGCACAACAATCTAATATAACTGAGCCAGATTCGGAGAAAGATAGTAAGTCTGTCGAAGCTCCTGAAGGTGGCGAAATATAAATAGTTGGTAGTATATTTACATAATCGTGGATTCTGCAAAATTAATTGATATGGTGTTAGATGATGCACCCGCCCATGAGATATCTGATGGGATAAAAGATGTTCTTTTGGCTAAGTCAGCATCAAAAGTAGAAACTGAAAGACCCTTAGCGGTTGCAGATCTTTTTAATGATGAATCTGAAACTGAAGTTGAAGAAGAACCAACTGTAGCCCAAGAAGAGGAACCAGAAAATGAGACTTAAAGTATTAGCAGCTGAAGGTAATTTATCTTCTGCATCTAATGTTGGTACAGCCACTGTAGTTAGATTATTCAATAATCATTCTGCAGCACTATTAATTACCAGAAAATTAGCTGGTGGTACAACTGTTGGTAGTATAACTGTCAATACAAAAGAGTCTGTTATTCTTGAAAAAGATGCTACAGATACATTGACTGCTGCATCAAACGGTGCAAGTGTTTTAGTCACACAAGTTGCTTACGGAAATTAGACCAATGAAACTTATTAGAGAAGAAATAGAAAATGTAGAGGTTATCGTTGAAGAACGTGGCGGTAAAAAAAATCTCTATATTGAAGGAGTTTTCCTTCAGGGTGACATAAAAAATCGTAACGGTAGAATGTATCCATGTGGAACTCTTGCAAAAGAAGTTTCAAGATACAACGAAGCCTTTATCACAAAAGGTAGAGCGCTTGGTGAGTTAGGTCATCCAGATGGCCCAACTGTAAACTTAGATCGTGTTTCTCATAAAATTACTTCTCTAAGACAAGAAGGTTCTGATTTT